GATTGTACTACAAGTTTCTGAGTAAAAAAGCGGGGCGCCTGTCCCAACGCCCCACGTTCTCCCTCGGATCCACGCTAGGGAGGTCGCCCTTAGCTGCCTATAGCCCGTCGCAAAGATTCTTTTAAAAGACCAGGCAAGACCTCGGTCCCATAATCCACAGCGAAACGACGGAGGTCAAAGATCGTCGGAACGGTTGGCTGAGTTCTGGCGTAGGTAAAGAGCATCTGGACGTCGTTGCGTCCTTTGATCCGATAGATGCCGGGTTTGAGGTTGGCGGTCTGACGAGTCTTGCGCTGGTCGGGCACAGAGATGTACCGATACCCGCCACTGCCCGTGCCAGTCTTCAGGCCCTGCACAACCTGCTGGTACTGGCCAGGGCTCATGCGGCCGTAGGCATTAGCCCTGACACCACGACCAGCAAGGAATGGGACGGGCCAATAGTTACCGCTAACAATCCCTGCCTTCCTGAGGTAATTAGTGAATCGAGTTTCGTAAATCGGTTTCTGTCCTGCACCATCTTCAGCAGAAACGGGATAGAGGTACTTACCAGGCGCGTTACCTTTGTCGACTCGATCCTTGACTCGAATTGTCAGCTCGAAGCCATTTGCTTCAGAGACGACAGAGTTAAGAGTTAATGGAACAGGATTGCGGAAGACATCTTGCATGTCTTGCCGGACCTGCTGCTTGGCGAAGAGGTAGCCGTAGCGCTTGAGCGCTTGTTGAGTCGCGTAAGGCAGTTGAACTTTTTCTACGACGTTGATCTTTCCAACTAAATCATTTACATCCCACTCAATGTTCTTGTACGCCATATCGACCTAAACCGGGTGTCTGCGAGTCCAGGCTAGGCAGGGAAGGGGGAGGAGCTCTCGGGGCAGTTGGCGTGACCAGGGAACTCCACGGCGCAGAACGTAACCGGGTTCCGTCCAGGTGTCAAGCATTCGGGTCCGAAGGGGGTGTAACGCTTGTAACGGTGCGTAACGGTGGGCGTAACGCCGAGATCCCTTGCGGCGACTGCGTTGTAACGGTGTAACACTAAATCTCTACTTTTATAGATATAGATAGATAGAGGGGTGTCTGGGTGTGTGTACGTGTGTATGTATAAGGGTGTGTTCTCTCGGAAGCGTTACACCCCGAAAAAACGTTACAACCCTTGCGCTGGAAGGGATCTCAGCGTTACACCGACCGTTACACCGAGGCGAAAAACGTTACAACTCAGTCACAGCAAGGGTTTTGGACCGTTACGCCTTGAGGGAAAAATCCAAGATCCCTTGCTATCACTGGGTTCCAACCTTGAGACCAGCCAGAGACTAAAGATCCAGCACGCTCATCGGTATCACCAAGCAACGCATTGGACCCATAGCTGGAAACCTGATGGCGGTCTTCGGGGTCGTCACACCATTGATGCGTTTCAGGGACTGTTTGTAGGCATTTCCGCTCCATGGGGTGTCCCGGACGATGGCCTGGAGGTTGCTGTTGCCGTTCGCGATGGCCAAGGAATCGCCCTGGATTTTGAGCCCATAGCGGGCGATCACAAGCGACGGATCCTCGGAGTCCTCGCGGTGTGCGGTGACCTTGAAGCAACCCCGCTGAGCCATGCCAACCAGCTCCCTGAGGGTCATTCTTTTGCCATCTACTTGAATCATGTGGTTGAGAATGAAGTTCAAACACTTCATCTCATCAGCCTCACTTGGGTCGGTCTGATGACTCTCCCAGTCCATACTTTGAATCCATTTCTGTGCTTGATCGAGGCTGATCAGTTCACCACCGGCAGGAGAAAGTGACCAGGCACCTGCGAGAAGTGTGCCGTGCTGATCGCCATAACGCTGGCCAAACTCTTTAGCGAGTGCCGCTGCAAATGTGCGTGCGTTAGATCGAATAAATGGGATGTTGTCGACGGTTCGAGCAATCAGCTTGCGGCCATTTTCCTCGGTGGCGAAGTCATAGATCCGCTGCTCAAAGTCCCGCCAGTCGTCTTTTGAGATGGGATCACGGCGCAGGCCAAGGACGCAGAAGCGGTCGACGTCGGCTTTCTGGATCAGGTTGACGTTGATGGATGAGACGCAGAACATGCTGCGGATCTCGAAGGAGTTGGAACCACCCGACGAGGTGCCCTTGTAGATCTTTCCGCCTTCAGAGGAGGCAATGCGAGCGAGGGCGAGGATGTTCTGAACGATCTGCTTGTCGCGTTGTTCGTTCTGCTCAAACTCGTCGAAGACAACGGGGATGGCGTCGGACTTCAGGGTGCCGCGAAGGCCGGCTTCAGTGGTGCCGCCGGTTGCTGCTTGGTAGATGCCGCCGAGGAGCGGGCGCATGAAGTGTTTGAGGATGGTGGTCTTGCCAGTGCCGGCTCCACCAGTGATCCAAATGTGAGGTCTCCAGTCGAGAGCACCGCAGACGGGAGCAAGAACAATCCAGCCGACTAGGAAGTAGGCGGAAGCTGGGACCTCCCACTTGAACTGGCGGGCGAGCTTGAACAGTTCAATGGTGATTTCATCAGTGAGAGGCTCGCTTGCGGGGCCAATCAGTGACTTGGCGTTTTCGTAGAAGTAGTACGAATTAGGCGGATTCTGAATGTGATGCTCAGTAGGCGGGCCTTGATCGGGGATGACTGAGAGCCTGTTGCCGAGATGAAGGATGACGCGACCTGCGTCGTACCAGGCGCCGCGGCCACGGATGCGACTTGGATCAAAGACGCCTTGCTGAGTGCAGACCCGCATGAGGGTGTCTGCTGCGCGATCAGTGTCGAATGAGGTTTTAGTGGGAAACATGGCGCACCACCAATCGAGGCTTGCCAGGTTCATGAGGTTGAGCTTGGTGTGGCCAGAGGCCGGGAGCTCGATGACCTGTGAGGCCTCGTTGGGGAGGTAGTAGTAGTAGCCGCGATCGAAGCCAAGGCATCGGAAGGGCCACTCGGCGGGGAGTTCAGGATCGGCGTCAGGGGGAGCAGGGTCGTCAGGTTCGTCTTCGATGGCCTCTTCGATGTCGATGACCAGGGGAGTGGAGACGTTGTTTTTGGCGTAGTCGGCTGCTTCTTGAGGTGACCAGGATGCGTCGGCGAGATCCCAGCCCTCTGCCATTTCCTGAGGAGGGGCGATGATCTGGATGCGCTCGACGCCGATGCTCATCAGCTTGCGAGCGAGGCGGTCCATGGCATCGCGGCCGACTTGATCGTTGTCAGGCCAGAGCAGGACCTTGCGATCAGCGAGTGGAGTCCAGTCGGTCTTGTTGATCGCTTTGCAGCCTGAGGCCCAGGTTGTGCAAACGGCCTGGGGGAAGAGTGAGCAGGCAGCGGTCCAGGCCTTTTCGCCTTCGACTACAAGGATGGTTTTATCCGAGGACTTGATTGCATCGAGGTTTAGGAGTGGACGCGGGGCTGGTGGTGCTTTCCACTGCCAGCGGTCACCGTCGAACCAGAGAGGGCGGATTTTCTTGCCAGGAAAGCGAGCGACGATGAAGTTGTCGCTGTAGCGCCAGGTTAATTCAGCACCTTGGGTTGGGGGTTCAGGGCGCTGCTTGACGATGCCGAGGTAGGACTCAATACGTTTAGCGGCTTCTTTGAAGTCCCAGTTATTGCGGCGCATGAGGAGGTCCATGCCGGTGCCACCACCACCGCGTTGATCACGGCCACCGCACTGATTGCAGTACCAGGAGCCAGTACCGTCCTTATCGTCATAGCGATAGCGATCTTCGCCGCCGCAGAGTGGGCAAGGTTGGTGTTTATCGGTGAGCTGCTCAGGGGAGAGCCCTGCCAGGTCGGCAAGGATTGATGACCAGCGATTGAGCGCAAGGTCGGTGACTTTGTTCATTTGGCTTTGCGGCTCTGTTCAATGCGGTAAAGACGTTCGGGCCACTGTTCTGCGGCGCGTTTCATTAGGTCTCGCCTGTAGTCGTTGTCGGCGACAGTCCAGGTGACGAGCTCGCCAGTGAAGGCGTAATAGACAAGGCCGTCGTTTAGCCAGGTGTTTAGCTGTTGCAGGTAGCGTTTTTTAACGCGATCACGATCAATTGACACCGGATTCCATCAAGCGAGCGATGAGCTGACGGACGAAACCAGATCGAGAGACGAGGAAGGATTCTGCTTGTTGGTCTAGCCAGTCGATTTGATCTTGAGGCAAGTCAACGGTGATTGTCTTGCGCTGTGAGCGCTTGGCAGGCATTGGATGCGCTTGGGTTTTGCAAGCGAAAGACTAGCGGTAAATACCTAGTCTGCAAGCTATCCCAGGATTTCGTTTGCGTCTTGGATTGAGCGAGCCACGCCAGCAATGCCACCAGCGCCACGAATGAGGCCCAGCCAATTGGACTGATCCGGCGATAAGCGCCCCGTGGGGGTCTTGACCTCAATAGAAGTGAAAACAGCGACACGTTGGCCGACCATTTCAGGGGTGATGGTGATTGTGCGGAAGCCGATGAGGTCAGCGGAACCGCGAGCGAGGCCGAACTGAACTGGTCTGCCGGTTTTGGGATCCGGCAATGAGCCGGTGTTATTTCGGAAGAGGCGCAGGTCTTTGCGGAGGCCTACTGCTAAGCGGATCTGTTGCTGAAGTGTGGTCTCCGCGTTGGCCACAAAGATCTGCTGCTAGCAATCAGAGTAGAACTGACCGTGAAGTTTGCGTCGGGCTTCTTTGACAGCTTGAGCCGCTTCCTCGGCTGTCTTGAAGTAGCCAATGATTTGTGATCGGTATTTGTGGTAGACGCAGCCGATGAAAGGCTTGCCGACGCGACCGCTTGGGTGAACACCGTTGTAGCCGGTCGTGTTGTTCTTGTTGAGCTTGCGATTGCGGCAGTTTTCTTGTCTCGTTGCGAGTCTTAGGTTGGAAATCCTGTTATCAAGGCCATTGCCATTGATGTGATCGACCATGAGCTGGCCAGGGTCTTGCTTGTGGTGCAGCAGCCAGGCAACGCGATGGGCCAGGAGTACGCGATTGAAGTAGGTCAGTCTCCAGTATTTGCCGTTTTTACCGCCTGAGATTCCGCCTGCTTCATCGCCAGGCTTGATGGTTGAAAAGAGGGGTTTGATTTTCCAGTAAAACTTGCCAGTCTCCGGGTCGTATCTCCACTGCCTGCTTAGTTGTTCATAAGAAGGAAGTGGCCGGGACTTTTTAGACACCGCTCCTTTTCCTGCCTTGCATTACTTTGTACGCCCAAGCTGAAGAGTAACCACGCAGTGCTGCTAGCTCTAGGAGTTGTGTCAAAGTCTTTGCTCTTGCTTGCTCTTGCTTCCGTTTTTCTTTCTCTTTGTTTTTATCAAGCTTTTCCTGAATCCTTTGCCTTACCTCTTCTCTTTTCAGTTCCTCAAGGTCCCCTTCCCTATGTCCCAGTCTCCTGGCTTTTTTCTCTTTTTCAAACACATGCCCGCACTCAGGGCAAATGGGCGCGGGTTTGAATGCGGCGTAACAGATTGGGCATTCGCGAACGGCTGGGGCGTTAGAGCTGTTTTTCTTGGCGCCTTCCAGCAGCGACCATTCCCGCTCATCGTCAGGGAAGCCGTGGGTTCGGACGTTGTTGGAGTGATCAAGGATGATTGCAGCCTCCTTGCCAGGAGCAGGCCTGAGAACGCGGCCGACTTGCTGCAGGTAGAGCGACAGTGATTTGGTTGGCCGCAGCAGGATGGCGCAGCTTGCGGCGGGTACATCAAAGCCCTCAGAGACGACCTCGACGGTCACTAGGACCTGGATGGTTGCATCACCGAAGGACTTGACGACCTCATCGCGCTCAAGCGTCTGCCCAAGCAGGAGGCCGGCCTTGATGCCTTCAGCGTTGAACGCTTTGCAGACAGATTCAGCGTGTTTGACGTTGCAGCAAAAGGCAATTGCCTGCTGACCTAGGGCGTGCTTGCGGTATTGGGAGACTGCGTTGCCGGTGATCACCGGGCGGTCCATCGCTCTGGCTAGCTGCTCTTCGGCGTAGTCACCTGCCCTCTTGCGGACACCGGATAGGTCGGCTGCCATCGGTGGCGCGAAGATCCTGGAGCGAGAGAGGTAGTTGGTGAATACCAGATCGTGAACGCTGGGGCCTGGGACCAGGGTGTCGAAGGCGGTCGATAGGCCGCGGCCATCTAAGCGGCATGGAGTTGCGGTCACCCCAAGGCGGTAGGACTCGCTCCAGTGATTGGTGACCTTGCGCCACGAGCCGGCAACGGCGTGGTGTGCCTCGTCGATGATGATCAGGCAGGGCCTCCACTCGATCTTCTCCAGCCGCCTGACGATCGTGCTGACGGATGCGACCTGGACTGGGCAGTCCTTCTCGGGGTAACCGGCGGCGATGATTCCGTGCTCGACGCCTACCCAGTCGAGCTTCTGACTGGTTTGGTTGATCAGCTCCTTGCGGTGAACAAGGACGAGGACTTTTTTGCCTTTCTCGGCTGCTGCTCGGGTGATTTCGGTGAAGATGATCGTCTTGCCACCGCCGGTTGGCAGCACTAGCAATGGGGCCTGGGCTCCGAGGCGGAAAGCGTTGCGAAGGTCCTGGATCGCACGTTCTTGATACGGCCTGAGCTGCACGAGCTTGCAAACGACTGCAATACGGCGTAGGATACCGCAAGTTGCCGCAGCTTATGGACAACGCCGCGTATCACGCGCATCCGGCCGTATCGAAGTCCCACCTGGACAAGATCGCCAAAAGCCCCTTGCACTACTGGGCTCGGTATGTCGACCCGCACAGGGTCACGCCTGAGCCGACGCCGTCGATGCTCTTGGGTTCCGCCGTTCACTCCCACACGCTGGAGCTGGACAAGTGGGATTCGGAGTGGGCGGTAGCTCCTGCTGGGCTTGACCGCAGGACCAAAGCAGGCAAGCAGGCTTACGCCGACTTCTTAGCTCTTAGCGAAGGCCGCTCTGTCATCACTGGCGAGCAGTACGAAACCGTTCAAAAGATCGGCCAGTCTGTCTTTACTCACCCTGCCGCGGCCATGCTGCTGCAGCTTGATGGCGAGGCTGAGACCACCCACATGTGGGTTGACGAGGCCACTGGCCTTGAGTGCAAGTGCAGGCCTGACTACTTAACGTCTGACGGCGAGATGGTCATTGACCTGAAGACGACCCGTGATGCAAGCCCTCGCGGGTTCCGCAGTAGCGCGATGTCGTATCGCTACCACGTACAAGCGGCGTGGTATTTGCACGGGCTTGAGAAAAGTACGGGCAAAAGGCCAGACACCTTTATCTTCATTGCTGTCGAAACCGAGCCCCCTTATTGCGTTGGCGTTTATTGCGCTGACGCTGAGTTAGTGGCTGAGGGATGGCGCCAGGCCGAGGCTGACCTCGTAAAACTGGCTGCCTGCAAGTCCTCAGGCAAGTGGCCCAGCTACAGCGATGAGATCCAGGTGCTCGGGCTACCTAGCTGGATGAAATCCGGCACCAAAACCGAACAACCACCTCAAGAAATCGAAGGATTCTGACCATGGAACAACAACTCGACCGGATCGCTGAGGCATTTGAAAGAATTGCTGAAGCTCTTGAAAGCATCAACGAGAATGGACTTGATCTTCATGGAATTGATGGTTTTAACGAGATTATTGTTCACCATGAGTTCAATAACACTCCGATTCCGGTAGACACTTTGTACGTTGAATTAGAGGATCTCGACGGTTTTAAACTTGCACTGAACAAATGACCGACCAAAACTCTGCACTAACAACCACGACACCTGGCGGGGTATTTGGAGGCATTCAAGCCTTTGAGGACGGCCAGCGTATTGCCAAGGCTCTTGCCAGCAGCAGCTTGGTGCCCAGTCAGTTCCAGGGTCAGCAAGGTCTTGCAAATTGCATCGTTGCCTTGGAGATTGCAAACCGCATGGGTCTGAGTCCTTTGCAGGTGATGCAGAACCTCAACATCATTCATGGCCGCCCTAGCTGGAGCAGCCAATTCATCATTGCGCTGATCAATGGTTGCGGCCGATTCGAGCCGTTGCGTTACGAGATCAGCGGCCAGGGTGAAAGCCTTGCTTGCTATGCGGTTGCCAAGGAGAAGGCGACTGGCAATGACCTGAAGGGTCCGACCGTGACGATGGCGATGGCCAAAGCCGAGGGTTGGGCCACTAAGCAAGGAAGCAAGTGGCGCACGATGCCTGAGCTGATGATTCGTTATCGCTCTGCTGCGATGTGGGGCCGGCTTTTTGTGCCGGAGCTGCTTGTGGGCATTACTCAAACTCAAGAGGAGGTGATTGAGATTGAGGAAGTGAAGGTCAGCAGTCCTGCTGCGGACCTGAATGCAAAGATGGCAGCTCAGCCTGCTCAAAAGGTTGAAGAGGATGAACTCTTCTGAGTTTCTTACTACTAACCAGCTTGCGAAGCGTTGGGGCTTGCACCCTGACACGTTGATGAGATGGCGCAAGGCGGATAAGGGTCCCCCTTATTTCGTCACACCCAGCTCAGTGCTCTACCCAACGGCCGAGGTAGAGCAATACGAAAAGGCCAACACCCATTTCCCTGAGGACTGATGAGCTTCAAACTGAATCTCAGCATTTTCAAGAGCACCAAACCGGACAGCAGGATTGACTTCTCCGGGATGATGAACATCAAGGTGGAGGAGCTGGATGCGCTCTGCCGCTTCGTCATGAGTCAGACCCCTGACCAATACGGAAGCGTGCAAGTCCCGGTCAGTGGCTGGAAGAAGACCAGCTCACGCGGCCTGAACTACATCAGCGCTGTCGGCCAGCCTCCCCGCGACTGGGTTGATCCCGGCCCTGGCCCTTCGATTGATCAAGCTGCTCAAAGCTTGGCGACTGCCACCGATGGCGTCGTTGTGGACTTCAATCCCCAAGACGACCTGTTCTGAGTTAATGGCGGGCTAGCCCCGCCTTTTCCTTATGCCTTACAAGCGTATGCATGGCCACAAGCGCCGCTTTCAGCTTCTGATTGATCCGCATCGCGCAGATCTGTTGGAGCAACTTGCTCGAAAAGAAAAGTTACGGGCGACCGCTTTTATTCGCGATCGGATTTATGAAGCGATAAAAGACCTGTCAACCAGTGACGAGTATCAAGAGGCTGCCGAAGCCGACGCAAGGATACGAGAGGACTGGATTGCAAATCTTCGGCGAAAGCCTGAATAGTGCTGTGAGCCAGAACCAGCTGGTTGTTTTGTTTGGGCTGACCTGGTTGGTCGGCCTTCTTATCGTCACCGTCGCACTCACGCAATTTTCGTGACCTCGTTTAACGCTTATCGCCGTGGCCTCACTACTTATGAGGTCACCTATAAAACCGATCGTATGCCGGTCCTCAAGTCGATGAGGATTATGGCGGAGGACACTTACCAGGCCTCAATGATCCTGCGCGACGCCTTCACTGATGTGACAATCGTGAGGATCGCACCGGTCTGACTATGCGCAGGTTCGTCTTTTACATCGGCAGCTTGGGCCTTTATGAGGTCATCCAAGCTGCAAATGTGTATGACGCACGCCAGAAGTTGCGCTCTGGCTCTCTTTACCGTTTTTACAACCAAGCCGTTCTCATTTCGGAGTCTGAACCGTGTTACAGAGCCTCGGATTGAAGTTGATTCGCATGGGATCTAGGCGTCCCATCTGGGTGGTGCGCCCACCGAAGTGGATCATTGAGCATTTAGAGCCCCAGCCAGTGAATGGGGAGCACAACAGGTTGACGGGGATTGGCGTTTGGATGCTGAAACGCGCCAACCCCCTTGCGGCCGTGGACTTTACGAAGCGGATTGTGAAGGTGACCCTTCCTTGATCCAACGGAGAACACGGGTGTAAGGAATGCGGAGTGCGCGGGAGATTGACTTCCCGCTCATTCCGCCTTTATGCATGAACAGGACCAGGCGCGGATCCGGTGGGGCCGGGTCCTTTTTAGCTTCTTCCTTACTCACAAACTTGCACCATAAATGCATGTGGAGTGTACGCTATTTGTACAGTCCGCGCCTGTTCTGGTAGTTATGTCACCGTTTGAGCGAGTTTCCATGTCAGAGGTCAAGGTCCGTACTGGCCGCGCCTGCAAGACGACGCCTCTTCGCGAAGAAGTTTTGGCGATGAAACCAGGCGATGCGATCTATGTGCCCTACTTCGACGCTGAAACCGGCAAGGGTTACAAGCCCACCACTATTTCGCAGGTGGTTGGCGTGATGAGCCGTGCCAGTGACAAGGTGAAGTATTCGGTGCGCCGAGATGCGACTCGCCCTGGCTGCTTCGTGCTCTGCCTTGAGAAGCCTGCAGCTTAAGTCTCATTTGATGCTGTAGAATGTAAGTCCCGGTACAAACTGGGACTTATCGTTTTATTTAACTATGGACACAAAGCCCGCACCGCTTACGTTCCACAGCAAGTCTCTTGATCGCGTGATAGCGATGGACGAGCTGGACAAGCTGACAAGCTCAGAGCTTTATCGCTTCAACGGCGAGCTTGTGATGGCAGCCCGTTCGATGGAGAATGCTTTATCTGATGCGCTGCAGCAGGAGATTCGCAGTGGTCAACCCGTCGATCCCGACTGGGTTCACAAGGTCCGCAAGAAGATGGGGATCTGCAACGCTTTTCGTACCAATGCGATGCAGCTGCTCAAGGTGCCGCAGAAACGGGAGATCGTTGAGATTCGGAAGGCTGCTCCTGAACCTGACGACCGGCTGGTGACTCAGCTGGCGGAGGAGAAATTCCAGGAGCTGTTGATTGACGAGCTCGGCGAGCGCCTGTTCAAGGAGCTTCAGGAGGAAGCTGTTGAACTTGCTCTTGAAGATCTTCGACTAAAAACTCAAGCCTCATGATCTCGTGGACTGCTGCTTGGAGCATGTCCTGGCAAGACATAAGAGTCTTAAAGAGATAAGCCTCCCGCGGCTCCATTTCGCGAGATTTCATCTCAATGAGTAGCTCCCTCTCAGGTGTTACATCCCGGCTAAACCAGGCCATAGCACTCCCTGCATTTGAGTTACTATAGGTAGGCCCACTGCTCACTTATCTTTTATTTGTGTCCGACTTTGCATTGAACACTACTTGGGATGATGATGCGGAATCTAAATCCCAACATGGCGACGGCATCAGCAGGGCTGTCCCAGGTGCCAAGACCAAGAGATTTCGGATCCGCGTCTCTCAAGTCGGCGCGAGCCCAATGTTCGTTGAGTTCCAGGCTGAGTCCAAGACTCATGCGCTGAAGTATGCGAAAGCACGCTGGCCAATGTCACAGCTTCAGGTGGTTTGATGCCTGAGCTAGACATGGATCAGCTGAACTCTCTCATCAAAGAGGGGAAGGCTGAGATCGCCCGCAAGGCGCGGACCAACTCCACAAGCTGGAGGAGAGGCAACATCCCTCCCAACGCCAGGCTGACTCCAATGGACGTCGTAGAGATTCGGATGCTCGACAAGCAGGGGATGCCGTCGGCAAAAATCGCCGCCAAATACGACATCTGCTACGTGCATGTCCGAAACATTGTTAATCGCCAAGCTTGGGTGAACGCCGAAAAACAACTGGCTGCTGAACATGAAAAAGTGTCCAAGCTGCGGGCGAAAAGCCCTGAAGCTGACCGAGGTCGAGCATCGAAAGCTTGACGAGGCAATCCGCATGAGGCGCAAGTGCGCCGTTTGCGCTCACGCCGAGACAACCTTCGAGATAACGGCTAAACAGATGGAGGAGTACAGCCTGCTCCTTCGCCTAAATACCGCGATCTCGCGAGTCCTTAATCCGACTAATCGCGAGTCCCGCAAGTCCTGCACCTCTTGTTCTTACTGGTTACATGGCTCCTGTTCAATGCAGTTCCCCGAGGCTGGTGGATCGTTCGCCAGTGAGTGCTCGCTCTACGAGCCGCATCAACACGAGGATTTGCCCCTCGTGCGGCAAGGACACTCGTAATCCAGTTATCTGCGCAGATTGCTACCGCAGAACGCCCGCAGGTAAAGCCGAGATCAAAGAGGAGACTCGGATGCGCAAGTACGAGCCCCTTGCCGGTGGCGGACCATGCGCAGATTGCGCGCATTGGAGTCACAGATGCTGCCTAGGCTTACCTGAAGGGGGTACGAGGTTTGCGGAAGGATGCCCAGCGATGATCAAGGAGGCGAACTGATGCGAGCCCACCCATTTCTCAATCCGGTAGAAGCGGCGATTATTCGCTGGTTGATGAAGTCTCCAAGAATTGGACTTATTTGCGTCAAGCAATACGAGTCGACGGTTACTTGGGTGCTGCGCAATGAGAACGACGCTGTCTCGTGGGGTGACCCAGAGCCGGATGATGTTTCAGACGATTATGAGCCGGCTTCCATGAAGCTGGAACGCATCTACCATCTGCCCGATGCTGAGAAGTGACGCTCTACCACCCGAACACGGGGGTAGGCTCCTACGGCGCTCATCCGCTGTTTTATGGCATCGAAACTTACTACCGGCCTTGGTTCTTTGATGGGCGAATCGTTTATTGGGGCGACCCAGTCGTTGGACGCGGAACAGCTCTTGTCCGAGCTGAAGCCATGGCAGATCGAGAAAGGGAAGGCCGACTTTCTTGATTACCTGTACAAGCTGTATGAGCGGGACTCTGCTGAGCCTGGTCTGCGCGGTACTTACACCGGTCTGATGGACCAGTTTGCGCAGGACACCGCCCAGATCATGCGCGCCTCATTCATCTCATCCCAGTTGGCGAGCTAGCAATGAAGAAGCTAATCGGCCTCTACAGCCCCGCTGCTGGTTCTGGTAAATCCACCGTCGCCCAGTGGCTGGCGGAGGAGCGCGGTTACACGATCGTGCCATTTGCCCAGACCTTGAAGGAGATGCTGATTCCGATGCTTAAGGCCCTGGGTTATGACCAGGCCGGAGCCGAGGATCTCGTCTTCAAGCACAAGCAGGTGGTCGTGCCATCTGCCGAAGTGAGTGTCAGGCACATGCTTCGTACGCTTGGCACCGAGTGGGGCCGATCCTGCGTTCACCCTGAGATCTGGTTGCGTTGCTGGTCCGAGCGAATCAAGCAGTACGACAAGGTCGTGGTTGATGACTGCCGTTTTCTCAATGAGGCGCAGTTGATCAAGAACCTGGGTGGCGCACTCTGGTATGTCGAAAGACCGGGTATTCCCAAGTCCTTTGAACACGTCAGTGAAGGCGGCTTAAACGACTACAACGGCTTCGATTGCGCTGTATTTAACGATGGTGCAATTGAAGACTTGACAACTAAGCTGCGACTACTAGCGCACGCTTAGTGGCTTCACTGCGGTATCACGCCGGCCGGATGGTCCTGTACGAAGGATCCGAGGGTTGGCGTGTCCGCATTAAGACCCACACGGGCAAGCTGGATTTACCGCTGAGCTGCACAGAAATTGAGCAGGCGGTCGTTGAAGCCGAGCAACTTTATGCCGACGCTCGGGCTATCACAAACAACAAGCCCAGGTGCCAGCACTGCATCCACTGGGAATTTGTTGCGGCACAATGCGGAATAGGTTTCCCGGAGGGACGTTCAAGTGGAGGAGTCTTCGCAAAAAGCTGCTCAGCCTTCTGGGCCAACCACTGATTACGTCGTTCCCGATGACGCCTTTGACTGTGGTGACGGCTTCTATATCGAGGTGAGCACTGAGCCAGGGATTGGCGAAGTTCGCTATCGGGCTTGTATGCCGAATTGTTCTATCGGCCGTTATGCCAATGATCTCTGGCAGGCTCAGATCTACATAGAGCATATGAAGGCTGCTCGCTTCGGCTGATCCAGCACAGCAGCTTGTGAGCCCTGAAGAAGTTCCAAAAAGGCTGCTTGATCCACCACAGCCAAACTGACGAGTGGGACTTGTCGGCATTGCAGCGCAGGCAAGCTGGCACGCAATTGCGGATCGTCGTCGGACCACCGTGAGCCTTGGCTTTTACGTGGTCGATTGTCGTGGCATGGTCCCCGCAATAGGCGCAGGTATGGTCCCAAGCGGAGAAGATTGAGGCACGGAAGCGTTGCTTACTCGCTTTTTTGCTAACGAGATAGATGCCATCAATCTGATGCTCCATCTTTTGGAAGTTCGTAGGTGGCGATCTCGATGTCGATGATGTCGTCATCGGTTTTGAAGCACTCTGAGATGCAGGCGTAGATGTCGCCTGGGATGTTCTCAGGGTCCTGCGCGGTCTCGAAGTAAAACTTCCCGGTTACTTCGATTAAGTACCGCTGCATGGGAGAGGCTCTCCGCTTCGACTCAGGGTAGCTAAAGACACTCCTCCCAGCTCGGCATCACGCGGGGCTGGCCGTTGTAATGCCCAATTTCTCCATAATCCAAATCAGGATTAGTGACCATCAGCAGGAAGACCATCTGACCAATCTTCAGCCCTGGGTAGAGGGGCAGATTATGGAAGCGCCTGTTGTTCTTCAACTCCAAGGTGAGCTTGCTTCCGTTCCACCCGCAATCGGCGTACCCAGCGTGGCTGTGCTCGTAGCCCTCTCTGGCGCGTGACGACTTGAGGCAGAACATGCCGCAAATGTCGGCGGGCATATTGAACACTTCGAGGGTTTCGGTGAGTAAAAACTCGCCGGGGGCCATCAGATAAGGATTTTCCTTGGTGCAATGAGCGATCGACTGGATCTGCAGCTCAGTGGTGTGCTCAACCTCGACCATGATGTTTTCGCCAATCCGCAGGTCCAAAGATGCGGGGTTGAGCAGATCCAACTCGTAGGGAACGACCATCCGCTCTTGCTGGCACAGGCGCTGGATCTCGTGGTCGGGAACGATCACATGCTTTTTATTTCTCAGAGCACATTACTCGGTATATCGCTGATTATCATCCGTTTTCCACTGCCAGCCGCCAGCTGTAATACGAATTGCCCAGCCCGTACCAGGGCCTTCAACTTCCCAGCGCTTGAGCCATTGCTTTCTTGGATATAGAACGTACTTGGCCTCCTGCTTGTCCTTGTGACCGCCATGGATGAGATCAGGGTGTCCCATGGGATCGTGGGCTACGAAGAATTGATCGGTGTATCCGACAATCACGCTCCAGTGGCCATAACCTCTGGGACGCTCACCCTTGCTGACGTCACCGTGATGCAGCCAGCCCACAGCAACCGGACGACCTGCGTCGATCTCTTCTTCGAGCAGTTGGGGCGTTGCGTTGTCGACGTATTCGGCGGTCAAGCCAAGTTCCTTTAGGGCAGAGATATGCGCGTAAATCTCAGTTGTATCGCCGTACTTGGCCCGTATTTTGTCGTAGTCATTTGGGTAGAGCAGGCCGGCCTGATCCGCTGCAACCATTGCAATTGCCGCAGTGAAGCACTTGCGATAGCCGTTTGGCAGATCAAGCTGGTGAAAGTAAGGGGTTGGTAGCCACTCAATCCGGCCCCCTGCTTTCCAAATTTCGTACCAATCTGCATTCCGATCCAGCAAGTGCTCGGGAAGGTCAGCTTGGAGTTGGTTGATTGCCGCGATCTGGTGTGGCGCTGCGGTGTATCGACTAAAGAAATCGGTTAATCGCAACGTCATAGCCAAGAACAGCGGCAACATTATTTCTTATATGTTAGGCCAGGTTTAGGAGTAGTAGATATTTGATTGACAATATGCATAGGAAGTAGCACCACCGTGCAGATAAAGCACGCCAGTGCTACGTCCACAGCAATTCCAACGATGTCGGAACGACGGATCACTTGTTCAGGTTCTTGGGCTTCAGGGACTTCACAGTATCGAGAAGCAAAGCAACAACCCCGTTCTGCTTCAGGTTTGATGCACCAACCAGCTCACTGATCAGTGCAACGACGGCCCAGGTGATAGGGCTGGTCAGGATGTCGTCCATGGAATTGCTGTAACTACAAAAAGCTTAGTGCTGGTGCCTGGATCCTTCTATGCGTGCCACTGCTGCTTCGAGCTCACGCAAACGGCTAAATACTTCGGCATCACGGCTTCTCATGTCGGTATGCAAGACGTCGAGGCGAGTGGCCACACTGTCGACGGATGCAGTTAGGCGGATTACAGCGTCTCGGCTTTCTACGGCACGTTTTCCATTATTCGATGCACTCATTGCGGCTACCGTTACTGAGGCCCCCGCAATGGCAGCCAGGATCTCAATCACAGGAGCCACCTAGACACTCGTTTCATCATGGCAGCCTCGACTGAACAAGAACACGACAGGGACCACACACCTTTGGCAGACTTTGTTCGCCTAGCGGTCCTGTCCTGGTCGATCTTTATGCTCAGCCTCAATTACTTGGGGCATGTCAAAGCAATGGATCCGACATTCCCTGCTTCGTTGTTAACTGGCACGATGGCCTCATTCGGGGTATCTGTTGGTAAAGGCAACGGCCAGAAAAAGAAGGACGAAAATAATGGCACAGTCACCGCTAAATCCCAGGAGAAACAACCGTGAAAAGACTCCTCTTCGCAGCCGCCATTCTGATCGGCGCCGCCGGACCAGCGCAGGCTGATCTGACCCATCGCATTACCTCCAGCGTTTCGCTCACCGTTGATGCCGCGGCCAGTGCTGCCACCCGCATCGGGTCCAGCTACTCGGTGACCGGTAACAATGTCACCCTGGACACCGCTGGTGGACTTGGCTCGCTGACAGCCGGCAACGCTGTTGGTTACACCGCCGCCGATTACAGCGTGACTACGCCGGGAGACGCTTTTTCCTTTACCGAAGCGTTTACCGAAGGCGACGCCACTCCCTCCGCTACCACCGTCACTTCAGGAGTTGTTGGATCGCTTCCGATGCTGGGCAATACGACGACAACAGCAGGGGGTGTCGCGGGTCTGCTTGATGGTTCCATCGCCAGTGATCACGTCATCAGCTTGACCGCTGGTGGTGCGGGCACCAGTGCCGTTGGTCAGATGGTCACTGAGATCAAGATCGACTAATGCGCTGGTTAGCTGTATTGGTGCTATTTGCGGGGGCAGCGTCAGCTGTTCCCGTGGTGCCTAACTTCCGTACTGGCACGATGACTTCTCGCACGGAGTCAACGACGCAGATGACGGAACAAATCCGCAGCGTCAATTACGCGACTGGTTACACCTACAGCGCATCAGGCACAAACGTGCAACACTCTGGGTCAGGCATCGTGCCAGATGCCTCCGCAACTCAGACTCAAACCATCGACGGCGTTACTTCTAGTTGGACCGGACTCAAACTCCAGAACAAGCCCAATTGGTCAATCGTCAATCCAGGCGGTTCGTTCTCATTCGTGGAGCACTATTCCGGGCCAGGCTTAGAGGCCGTCACGGAAATCACCCGCACCACGGTCGTAGAAAGCGTTACGGATACGGTCTCTGTGTTTGGGCCTTAGCGCTGTTGCCCCAGCAGGCACTTGCTCAGGCCAACGCAACCGCTAATCCCGTGGCAAACAGCACTGGCTCGGTGACAAACCAAGCCATTCAGATGCTTACGGGTCCCTACCCGACTAATGCTTACGGGCCAGGTATTTCATGCCAAGGGCCGACCCTCAACATCTCGCCGTTCGTAACCAAGAGCAATTCGTACGCTCTGCCGTATAGCTCGACAGTTCGTACTCCGTATTACGATCCCACCGACGATGACGAAAACGGCGTACCCGATAACCCAGGAAATATCCTCTATTACCAAGAGGTCCCGAGCGGTCAGAAAAATAACCACGCCTTGAACTTCGGCATCAGCGCCACCGTATCAATTCCGCTGGATGGTGGCCTACAGGAGCGATGCAAGGCTTCCGCTGACACTCACACCGCGCTCCAACGCCAGCTACTTGCCAACAAGCGACTGGACTTTGAGCTATCTCGTCTGCGGCACTGTGGTGAACTGGCCCAGAAGGGGATTAGTTTTCACCCGAAATCCAAGTTCTATACCGTCTGCTCCGACGTGGTCCTAGTGCCGAAGCCGGGCCAGGTCCTGCCGCACCGTCACCGGATCACGGTTTCAGCGCCCGACGCAAAGCGCGTATCGCCCGATTCCGGTCCCGCTGAGCCAGCCGCCGCTCCCACACAGAGTCAACCTTCAAAGGCACGCCCCTTACCTGTGCAGCCTTTTTTACCACCTTCTTAACGGTCGGTTTGATCAGCTTGAGGATTAGTTCTCCTGCTGGTTTTGCCACCAGAGCAGCAGTGGAAGCCACCAAGGCGATCGTGGTCGTCGTGACCACCATCTCCATGGACGGAAGCCCGTCCACCACTTTTTCGAGTAGCGGTTTTGGTAACGCTGGAACTTCCGCTCTCTTAGGTATCGGCGCATCTGATTCAGGTAGTCGCGGGACTGAAGGGACGTTAGGGGACGACTGTTCCTCGTCCTCGGAATCTGCGGCCCTCGGTTGTACGGGCAATGTACGTACATATTCATGCGGCGAAAAGTCCATCGGGTTGAACGATGGAACCTGACCGTGGGGGCAAAACGCTCCAACTCGACCCGGATCGTCTTCCAACAACCTTGGGTTGAGTTTGGCGTCCGGGTGAACTGGAACGCAACCCGGCATCTCGATGATGGGCGGGCCAAGTTCCAGGGTTACAGGTGGAGCACTGGGCAGATTTGGAACCGGAATTTCGCGGATCTGGGGGATGCGGATCTCAGGGATCTCAGGCATCAGAAGGGCAGTGCGGGTCCAGTCGCCTCGGGCATCTTGGGCATAGCACCTTTGATCTTGCCCTCAAGTTCGGCCTCGATGTGCTCGGTCACCTTGCCGCCAATGCGCTCCATGCTTTCGTCCATGAAGCTGTCGAACTGCATGTAAGAAATGACCAGCGCGGCAGTGATGGAAGTTGACAGCGCAAACCCGGCTACCGCCATGGCGTTAATGATCGGCTGCATTGAGGATTGCCTTCTCGTTGGCGTATGGTTCAACTTTATAGAAGTCGATAGCATCCTGCACATAGGGCACCAACCAATCAGGCGGCCAGCAGTACTTCCAGTTACTAGGACGTAAGCAGCCAATCACCACCGTGCGCCACAGCGCATCGCCGTAGTTACGCACCAGTAAATACTGCTGCCACCAACTCACAAAAAAGGGCCGCCGCAGCGACCCCAGTGGTTGGTGTGATACAGCCAGTATGGCGTCAAAAGGTGTACTTAGAGCCCACCTTCACGCCGAAGGCGGTATCAGCGCCGTCGAACTTGGAAGCAGAGACCTCTGCATACAGGTTCATGTGGTCGGACACTTTGCCGCTCACGCCGGTCTTACCAGCAATGCCCCAGTCGGCAGAACCAGTCCCAGTGGCAAGGGCTGGACCCAGCTGTGCATAGAAGGGACCGTTCTCGACACCCACGTCAAGGTTCAGAGTGCCACCCAAGCTCTGAGCGCCGGAGAAACCCTGGTTGTACTCAGGGTTCACATAGAACTTGGTTTCTGCTTGAGCAGCAGGGACAAGAGCAACGCCCAGAGCAGCGCAGGTGAAAAGAGCAGATGCGGTTTTGATCATGGGATTAAGTAACCGTCCCAAAATCCTACCGATTGATCTAGGTAGACAGTCGGCAGAGTGTCTTTCCAAGATAAAGCCTCCATCCGGTTTGCAGGGGTTAGCCCTGTTAGACCGTTCCAACGTCGTCCACAGTGGCTGGACTCATGTTCACCCAGCTTGAGCCGTTGTAACCCTCAAAGCATCCTTCAGTTGTATTGAATCGGATCATTCCCTGCGCTGGGCTGCCCGGTCGCTGAGCTGTGGTGCCCACTGAAGCCTGAAAGTAGCCGGTGCTGGTGTTATTAAGGTTCCCGCTGAATGTGTCATCGGCGTCAGACCTCAAGAAACTACCACTGTCAATACCATCCAGCAGATCTGCGTCTAATCCAGACCCGGAACCATCATTTCCAGCGTGCCAAACTGTGTTTCCTAGGCAAGTGGCTCCGTCACTCTCCATAGTGAAATAGTTCGCTAAATTAACGCTGGTTCCAGCCGTGACATTTGATAGTGCTTCGAAAGATATTCTTGCGTTACTTGTTGCGTCTGTATTAACTTCAATACGAGCAGCATTGCCGTTCTGCTCTGGAACTTTATTTTGATGGTTGAAGGTTACATTGGCATTTCCCCCGCCATCGTTAACGGTTAAGGCAACACCGCCAGATCCCCTGCCAGAGACAATATCGCCTGTCGTCGAGTAGTCACCAGTGCCGCTTGTCTTCCCTGTGAGGTTGTCAAATGAATGGTTATGACTGTCGTCTGCTACGACTATGCTGTTGTAGGTTCCGCTAACGTCACCGCTAAATGACGTTGATGTCGTTAATGCTGAGGAAGCGGGTTGATAATAAGAGCCTTGTTGCCCATCTAGTAAATCGGCGTCTAGGCCAGAGCCAGAACCATCGTTACCACCGTGCCAAATAGTGTTTCCATTTACTTTAGCTGCACCACTGGAACCTGGAAGCAAATCAATTCCACCAATAAGCGTAGTGCCACTTTGTCCTATTTGAATATCAGAACCAGAGTTCCACTCAAGTAAAGTGCGAATATATCCAGTGGTCCATCCAGCAATTCTATGTCCACTTCCAAGTGCTAATGCAACATCTGTAGCAGTATCGGTTCCAGGTCCTCCACCTGGAGGGTCAAAAGTTGCAAGAGTGCCATCAAATGCAATGTTGCCTGTAGAGACATCAGCAGCATCAGACCTTAAGAAACTTGATGCTTGGATCCCATCAACCGTATCGGCATCTAAACCAGAACCAGAACCATCAACTGTCTTAATTGCAGTAAGAATTTCAGACGCAGTTTGATCCGCAGTTGCACCTGACTCAATACCATCTAGTTTTGCGCCATCGACTGAAAGATCACGCCCATCAACAGTCTGCGAACCAGAGAACGTAATGCTCCCCGTCATTTGACCGCCGCTTAGTGGCAGCTTGGTTGCAATGCTGTTGGTGACAGTGGTCGAAAAGTTGGCATCGTCGCCTAAAGCGGCGGCAAGCTCATTGAGAGTGTCAAGTGCCCCAGGAGCAGCGTCAACAACATTGGCAACAGCAGTGCTGACGAAAGCGGTGGTCGCAACTTGAGTTGTGTTGGTTCCGGCTGCCGCAGTTGGAGCGGTCGGCGTGCCAGTTAAAGCGGGGCTCGCCAAGGGAGCTTTGGCATCAAGCGCAGTTTGAAGCCCGTCAACGTTGCTGATTACATGGTTATGACTGTCGTCAGCAACCGTCGCCGTAATCGTGACGTTTGCGCTGCCATCAAATGATGCGCTACCGCTTACGTCACCACTTAATCCAATAGTCCGAGCGGTCTGAAGCGTGCTTGCAGTGCTTGCGTTTCCGTTAAGGGCTGCAGTGATGGTGCCCGCACTGAAGTTGCCAGATACGTCCCGAGCGACAATGGCGCTAGCAGTGTTGGTGTTAGTTGCCGTAGTGGCGCTATTAGAAACCTTGCCGGCAGTGCTAATAGTGCCAAGCTTTGTGTCCGCGATTGCCGCAGAGGCATTGATGTCGGCGTTGACGATCGTGCCATCGGCAATCTTCGCGGACGTGACAGCGCCACTATCAATCGTCCACGCGGAACCACCGCTTGAAACGGTGATGTCGCCTTTGTCGCCGTCAGTTATGCCTGTGCCAATTTCGACAATGCTCGCGGTGCCGTCATCTTTTTTGGTATAAAGCTTGCCGTCGTGAGTGTTAACGGCAAGTTCGCCTAGCTCCAGCTGCGAAGTAGTCGGAACCTTGCCAGATACCGACGAACGCTTGATCTTGATGGTGTTTGCCATTTGGCTCCCCTAAATTGCCTATATAGGCGGGTAGGTGAAAAGGCACTTAGAAAGTGCCGCCATCGAGTTCGAAACCGCTAACGGCGCCGTCCTCAAGGAAAGTAACGAGGTCGGAAAGTGCAACCTGCACCATGCTACCGGCGTCGTTAATGACCATGCGGTCAGTCGCTGCAAGAGTGGTAGCAGTGGCTGAAGTGCCGCCATCGAGGATGTTCAGCTCGCCGGTGGTAACAGTCGCACCGTCCAGGATGTTGATTTCGGCAGCGCTGGCGGTAACACCATCGAGGATGTTCAGTTCAGCGGTGGTGACAGTCGCACCATCCAGAATGCCGATCTCAGTAGAGGTCAGTGCAGCCAGCGCAGTTGCAGCGCCAGTTTGCATTCCAGACAGGGTGGTCAGGTCAGCGTCAAACGCCTGAACGTCGGTGCCAATTTCAAGGCCAAGGGTGGTGCGAGCGCCTGATGATGTATTGGACCCAGTACCACCATCCGCAATCGCAAGAATGCCGGTAATGTTGGACGCACCAAGATCAACCGCAAGCTCGGTTGATTCGATTACCAAGCCGCCGTTTGCCTTCAGGTCAGCACTGAAAGTCGTTCCAGTAAGCTCAAGACCATCACCAGCCGTGTAGGTGGTGTTGGTGTCGGTTGCGGCGATTGTGATGCTGCCAGGGCCGTTGGTGATCGTGATGTTGTCACCGGCGGTAAGCCAGGCTTTGCTCAGCGTGTTGCCTGTGGTATTACCAATCAGAAGCTGACCGTTGGCGTAGCTGGTTTGACCAGTGCCGCCTTTGTTGACCGCAATGGTGCTGGCTGACCAAGTACCAGAGGTCAGGGTGCCAACGCTCGTCAGGCTTGAACCAGTAACACCAGAGCCAAGGGTGCTGCCGGACAGCACCGACGTGCCAGCAATTTTGAACTCTTTGCCAGAGTCAAGATCAATGTGCTCAGAGCTGGTCCAACTGTCGGTCGCATCGACCCAATTAAAGGTTTTGTCGGTGGTTCCCTTCAGCGTGATGCCGCCACCGTCTGCACTGGCATCGGAAGGGCTAGCGGTAGAACCCAGCTCAATGTTCTTGTCGTCCACCGAAACGGTGGTGCTGTTCACCGTCGTGGTAGTGCCATTGACGGTGAGATCGCCCGTAACCGTTAGGTTGTTGTCAAAAGTGGTATTACCACTCAAGGTCGCACCACTAAGGTCAAGCGTTCCCGTAAAGGTTTTGTCGCCGCTGATCGTCTGAGCAGTATCAAGCGTCGTAAATGCGCCCTCACCACCAATCGCAATGATTGAACTGGCAGTACCGTCGCCGTTGTCGCCGTAGCCGTAGTAAAGCTTTTTGTCGCCCGTATTTTCGTTGAACGCCAACTCCGAAGGAGCCAACGAAGAGGGAGCGCCAGCCGCACCAGTAGACGCCCTCTTCTTAATGCGAATGGTGTTAGCCATGGCTCAAAAGTTGCCCCCGAAGGTCAAAGTAGAGGTTGTCCAAACAGCGTCAGCTTTGAACTGACCAGCAGCGCCGTCGTAATACACAACGCTTCTGTCTACTTTAGCCGTGCTGTCGATGTCAAAACCAGGTGCTGCCGGTCCCTGCGGTCCCTGCGTAACTGCAGAAACAACAGAGGTTTTGGGGACAGTCACAACGGCTGTACTTCCGTTCGTAGTGACTTCGACCGTGTTTGTTGTTGTCGTTACGTTGACGCTAGTCATGCCGTGTAGCCCTCATCTCCGACCACAGTGCCTTCAAGGTAATACTCCTTGACGCCGGATCCATTAGTCAGCAGTACGTCGTAGTAATAGGTGCCAGTGATAAGCGCCGTTTGTTCCGGCGTTAATGACAATGTGACCGTGCCGGTGCTGCGGTCGGTGTAGGCAACAGCAAAGTCTGCAACCTTTGTAGTACGCGGTTTATTCCAGATCTGCGACGCAACGGTCCAGCCCGTTAGGTCGATCGCGGCGTCATTACTATCCTTGAACTGCAGCACAATGCTGTAATCAGCCCGGCGCTGCAGCGTGATGTTGTAGGTGCCAGGTGAGATAGCCATGGTTGAATTTTAGCGACCCTGACCGCGCAAGGGCTTTTTACCACGCCGACGAGGGCGTGAATGCTGTCCGTGACCCTGGGATGTGGTCTTAGGGCGACCAGCTTTGTGTTCAACCCGCCCCAGTGCGGTTTTGCTTTTTACTGCCATCAGGTTGCCATTAGTCCGTGAGCTTGCATGGCGTCGATTAACGCCTCAACCTTTGCCTCTAGCGTCACGCAATACTGCAACAGCTCATCCACGGTCGGCGTAGCTGCATCAGCAATCGTATTGGTGTCATTGGCCGCAGGCAGCGTTCCAGTCGTTGCCGTGGTGGTGATGTCCGTGATTGCTGCAACCTGGCCAGCAGCCGTCGCACCAAAGAAGCCGATGGTATCGCCAGTGATTTCCAGCTGCGTTGTCAGGGTGCCAGCAGTCTGAACTTGCAGCTTGAGCGCACCGATTTCAGCCGTCGTTGTTGGGTCAGAGATTGATCCTTCAATCGCGGCATAGTCACGCTCATTAGGCGTGGTGTCGTCATCATTGCTGCGGTAGAAAACCGTGCTGATGATGTCGTCAGCGACGCCAGCTGCATCATCCCGATGGTGATACAGCGTAATATCAGCAGAGCTGGCAGGATCGTCAACGTTGCCCTCAATCTGCAACGCCGTGCTGGAAAGAGTGGTGGTGATATGCAGCGGGTAGTTCGGCGCTGTCTCGCCAATCCCGACGTATTGGTTGTAAAGACGGATCCGGCTGGCAACCGTGCCAGAGGCAGATGTCATCAGATCTAGGATCCCGTCTTCTGCGCCATCCGTTGTGGTTTGGATACCAGCAATGATCTGGGCGTAGGCGTGGGCGTTGCCGCCGTCATCCTCACCGCGAAACTCGATATTGCCAAGGTTGTCGTTGGCAGCAGGTGAAGCTGAGTTGCGGTACAGCACCAGATCCGGCGCAGTATCTAAACCCGCGTCGGTGTTTTCAATGATGACCTGATCGGTCGTGTCAGCGCTGAACAGGTGCAGTTGAGCTGCCGCCGTACCAGTGCCTAGCTGAAAACCTTCAGTTGTGAACTTGCCGGTGAAGTTTGAGTTATTGCTAATCGCCACCTCATTGGCAGCGGTGCGATAAATCCCAGACGTACCAGTGTCGCTCAGAAAGGCGATTGATGGTGCGCCAGCAGTGCCATCAGGCAACGTGCGGAACAACGTGCCAAGCGTGATGTTTTTGTTTTTATCGACGTTGGCAGCTTCCGATACGTCAATGATTGGCAGCAGATCAGTCGCTACTGGAGCGGTGAGAGCTGTCAGATCTGTGATTTTGCGGTCAGCCATCAGTCAGCTGCCTCCAGGGCGGTGATGCGGGTTTCGAGTTGCTCGATGTGAGCTGCCATTTCCTTAATGGCGTTTAGCATCGCAAACTGCAGGGATGTGGAATCAAAAGTCCGTAGGTCATCGACTTCAGTGCCATCAGGCAATTCACCTTCCCTCTGACTTACTGAATATGGGATTACGTTTTCAATATCTTGAGCAATGACGCCCACATATCGATTGGAGTCACCGACGTAGCTAAAGATCACCGGGTTGACGCTTTTTACTTCGTCAAGACCAGTCTCAAAATTAACTACATTCTCTTTGGACCGTCTATCCGAAAGAGATGTCCATGACGTGCCTCCGTATTTCTCGGCAGTGCCATTGGCTCGGAAAATGTAGCCTATGCGGCTTTGGCTTTCTAGGTTAAGAATTGAACCAGTGCCTGTATTGCTGGTGTTTCTGCTTAGGGAGTGTGCAGTGGCGTTTGAGCCAGCGAGCAGCCATCCTTGATTGCCTGTCTTTGTCACAGCGCCATCAAAAGTGACGGTGCCGTTTTCTGCTATTCGCACCCGCTCCGCATAAGTACTACCATTTGGAGTGTAGAAAACAAGCTTTGAGTTTGAACCAAGGCTGTATATTCCAGCAGTTACGTTTGTGGCATCATAGTTAAGACCAAGACCTCGATTTAGTGCGGTGTTTGCAAAAACCCCAACTGTGTTTGTTCCGGTAATTCCAGTTGGTCCAGTTGGTCCATCCAGCCCAACGGTTACAGGAACGGAAGGACTTGTGGTGCCAATTCCAAGATTGCCAGAGCTGTCAAACGTCGGAGCAATATTCCAGTCGTCATTTGCAGCATTGCGCTGCTTCAACTGCCCGTTTGTTGTGTCATACCACCACATAAAGCTGTAGGTGGTTGCTGGTTCCGTCGCGCTGCTGTTATTGCTGACAATCGCCGCCAGGGCATTATTCAGGTCACTACGGACCGCCGCACCAGAGGCGTTCGCAATAACGTAATCGTGGGTAGCCATGCCTAGGGTTGCTCAGAGCCGTAGCCCACTGCTTGATACTGGAAGTCTCGATCTATCGCAGCGTTGGAGCTGTTGTAGAACGTGACCGTGAAACCAGTGCGGCTGCGGGATGTAACCCGATAATAGTCGCCCGAGTCAAGGTCGAATGCAGTGATGCCAATGTTCGGTGTTTGGTAAAACGCATTCGTGAACGTCACCGCGTTCGCGCCAGCGCCCGACGCGATCACTGCGCTGCTTTCAGTGCGGCTTTCAAACTGGATCGTGTAGCCCAGCTCATCAATCACTGGCGTCTGATCCGTGGCTTCAGAGGTTAGGTCGCACTTGAACTGGAATTGACGCCCGGTGTAGCGACCAGATTCCATCGGCTGCCACGGTCCGAAATCAATGTCGGATTCCATTTGGATGTAGCTGCCGTCCTCCAGCAACAGGAAGTCGCCGTCTTCCAGCAGCATCTCCTCGTCAGTGGTTGCTTGGTCACTGGTGCGGAAATACAGCTCAGCACTCGTCCCATCCGGGATGTCGCCGTCAAAATCGCTCCAGCGATCAAACAGGGCAGTCCGCTCATCAATGGCATCAGCTGGGTACAGACCACGGCTCAGAAGCCTGCGTTCGAAGACAACGCTGAACTTGCCGCCAAGGTCCAGCACGTTCTCGAAGTAGTAAGTGCCGCTAGCAAGGCGGTTGCCAACAAAGTCAAACGATGACAGGTCATCAACGTCAACGCCAATGGCGTCAATCGTCTGGTCACCGTCTAAAACCAGTCCGTCGTATTCCTCGCTGTAAAACACTCCGTCATACTGACCTTGATATGGCGGAACGTCTTGATCTTCCCGGACAACTTCAATATTAAAACGCGGGATAGGGTTGGGCAGATCAATGACTGCGCTGTTTGCGTTGACGCTGTAGAGCTTCGTCTTTACGTCCCGAGCCTTTAGTAAATACTCGCCTTCTAGCAGCGGAACAACCGCATAGCTGGTCGTCGCTGAAACCCTGCGGATCTTGGTTGAGTTAGTCCAAGTACCAGTTCCATCAGTTTTGCGACTATGCCTGATGACAACGACGTAGTTCAGCAGGTCATTGCCAATCACCGGGAATTCCCAGCGCAGAATTGCATTATCACCATTGGCTTGAATCGTGACGTTATCAATGTCTGGCGGCGGAACAACAACAGGCTTTGCCCCAGCTTCTTCGCTAGTAGGATCCTCCTCCACCACCGGAGCAGGAACGTTTTTGGTCTTTGAAACCCATTTCGATCTCTTGTTAATAGGAGAGATTCCAACTGCTCTAACTTGGAAAACAAAAGTTCCGCCTGTTTTTAAGTTGTCAATTTCATAGTTTGTGTTGGTAGTTTCGTCATACCTCCAACGGCCTTTGCCGATTCTGTATCGGACTTCGTATCTGTTTGTGTAGCCAGAAGTTCCTCTGTCCCAAGATGCAAGAGCAGTAAAGCGATAACCAGTACTGATTTTGAGTTGCCTAAACGTAACCCTTAAGTCTCTTGGTGTTGGTGGCTGCTCGTCAAATGTGGTGATGTCGTCAAACTCTAGATCGCCACCAGAGTCGGCAACGCTATAAATGCTGTCGTTGTGTTGAACGCCGGTAATGCTGTAAGTCCCATCACCGCCATCAGCAACAGACAAGCAGCGGAACTTCTGTTCAGTGACCGTTGAAGCACTGATTGACCACAATGATTCCGCCTGTGGTGCAGACGAAAATTCGCTGGATACGTTGATAACCTTTCCGGACGTTCCAGAAATCGTCCTGCTCTCAACTGATCCGTCTCTCAGCGTGCAGGTCAGCACATGATCCGTGCTACCAGCTGGCAGTGAAATAGTTTGATCAGTAGTGACTGCAGTTGTTGTCGCGCTTGCAATTCGACCCGCCAGCCTGGTGCCCTGGCGCATTTCGTCGGCAACAGCAAAAACCTGACCAGGCAAAACGACAGCGCCTTGCAAGCCAGCGGCAAACGCCACCACTTCGCCGTCAAGCTCTTCAGATGCAAGCATCCAACGCCCCAGGCGCTGCGCTTGATATTTCGACGTGCAGCCGATGCCAATAATTTCCTTGACCTGATAGCCGTATTTGCTAATCAGCGTGGCGTCTTCAATCACCACATAGTTTGGTTTGTAGAAGTTAGTCGGGTCGTTGTAGCGAACGCGGATGCTTGTGCTGCGGGTTTTCAGCGAGCTGCCTGAGTAGTTAAACGCGCCCTCAACAACGTTGCTATTGGTGTAAAGGTGAACCGGCGCTACATCGCTGCCGTCTAAGTTGCCGTGATCTGCCGTTGCCTGAATTGTATTGGCTTGCCAGAACAGCATCCCGCGAAACACACTGGCGAGATCCTGCAAAACATTGAATGCATCAGCTTGATCGCCAATGACCGTGTTGCAGGCAAAGCGCGGTTCTAATGTGCCTTCTGGTGTTAGAACTTGTTGATTTGCGTATTGCGCCAGTGGGTACAGATCAACCCAGCTGATGTTTGACGCAGTGACAAAATCGCCCGCCCCATAGCGCGGGTTAATCACCATGTCGTAGAAGCAGCAGACCGGGCAAGTGGTCCAGGCTTGCTTCAGAGTGCCGTTAAACGAACCAATAAAATCAAGGCTGCCATCTGACCTGACTCTTGCGTTGGCTGGAACGGCAATAATTCGACCCTTGATTTCATAAGCACGGGTTGGAAGGCTCGGAAACTGCCTAGTCGAAATTGACAGACCGGCTGTAACGCAATACGGATAAGAGCTTCTGACGTATTGACTTTCAATAAGCGACGTCCAAACAATCTGATTACCGCGCTTGTTTGATATTGCTGTTTTTTGTGAGATGTCCTCAAAGCTGGTGTATTTGACCTCAAAATGGTTCTCTTTGAGATTCAGCTTTACAACCTTGATATTCCACGGACCAGTGCCGGTCAGGTTAATCCGTGGCGTTTTGATTTGATAGTTGCTGGTCGAAACACCTGTGACAGTGCGGTCATAGACAAGGTTGTAGGCGCTGCCTTTGTTCTGAACATACACCCTGACTTGGATCGTGCCATCAAAAAGCTGCCCTTGCGCCAGCCCTTCCATCGCGGTTGAAAACAACCGTGGAATCGTGAACAGTAGCTCTACAAAATCAACTTCGGGATCAGTAACTTGACGGATGATCTGCCCGCTTCCATAGGAACGCGAACGAACTTCGCCAAAAGTGTCCAGAGTTTCAGAGTAGTTTTCGCCTATTTCTGTGTTGATGTCAGTGACTGTCGAACTTCTGCCGCCCATTTGCGACAGCCTTCCTTGCGTCCTGCCGCCAAGGTTAAATTCGTACTGAACATCATCCGTTGCAAAGTTATTGGTCCTTCCAGTCTTGAGTGGAGTTTCATCCAGGAAAACGCTTTCGCCTTGAACCGCGAGACCTTGGATCGGACCCTCGCAGAGCAGGTCAACGATCTTGATGACTGATTCGCTGTTAAGTGCCATCTCAGAATGCCTCGGTGGTGTTACTGCTTATCGCGGTCGTAACCGACAGACAGTATCTGAATTTCACAAGTGTTGCGGCATTTGAAGTCCTCAATCGTCACTCTAATTCGCAACGCAGTCACACCATCAGCTGGCGCGTAATTAGTCCGCTGAATCCAAATGTACTCCTGCCCTTCTCTTAGCTGAGCTTGGATGGTGGCGACAGATGAACCCAAGGCTGTTCCTGTTTCACGATCCTGCACTTGAACGCTGTAAGTGATTGCGCCATCTACGACTGACGTACCGGGACCTGCGACGAAATCATATAAACCTTTGCGTAAAGCTAGGACGACATCAGCGCCTGTTTTTGTTCGATCTATAGTAAAAGCATCTGGAATAGTTAATGCTGTATTTTTAACCATTTTCAGCGTTGGCAAGTAGCCCCATTGCGGTCCCGAGTAGCGCAAAGTTCGCTGGGCTTCAACGCCTGACGTGGCAGTAAAAGTCGCAGCCTTAAGCTTCTCACCGCCAAGGCGTACTTCGCTGGTAGCAGTTGCAGTGTCCCTGCCTTTGGATGGCACTTTCAACGGATCAGATTCGTCCGTCACTTCGATGTTGGCGGATAGCAGGTGGCTGCCAACTAATGCCCTGCCGTAGACAACTGGGATTGTTGCTCCAACGCCGACGCTGTTGGCTGCGCCCGTGTACGCATAGGACTGAGCGCCATTACTGCCTCTGATGTCAGATTGGAAGCCATCAGTGCGCGTCGTACCAGCAAAGCGATTGCCACCGCCTGAACCAAAGTTGCCAAGGGTGGGCATACGAGCTTGAGGCGACAGCATTTCGGTGACGCCGCTCAAGATCAATGCACCTCCGATTGCGCCGATAGCAGTACCAACTCCGATAGCGCTTTTGGTTAGACCCAGCGTGCCAATCGCGGCGCTGCCAAACGGCACAAGCAGTGCCACTGCAACCAAACCAACGCCAATCAAGGTCCTTGTAAGACCGCTGCCGCTACCAGCAACCACTGGCGTCAATACCAGATCATTGCTGCCCATTGGCAACTGAAGATCTGGATAATCCAGTGCAAAATCCGCCTGCACTAGCTGATAGCCGATCCCATGCTCGTGGGCGTGGACTAATTCCTCTTGCAGCTTCGGATAATTAACGCAAAGCAGCTTGATCGCTTCGCCAGGTGTCCGCAAGTTGAAATAGGTGTGCTCAAAGCCGTAACGCTCACCTAGATCGCCCATCAGTCGGACAACCTGCTCCATACCGGAAAACTGCCGCGACCCTTCGAGCATAGTAGCTACGCAAAGGCTCCACAACACTGAGGGAGTCCTGCTGCTGATGCAAGATCCGGTCGTAATCAACCAGCACTGCAGCGTGCATTGGCGCTTGCGTATCGAGCCGCATGATCAGCACATCGCCGGGCTGCCTGCGCTCATAAGCCACCTGGCAAAAACCGATCCGCTCCGCCTGCTCCAGGAAAATGCTTTGGCAGGTTTCAAGGTCGCTGGGACGTTCAAAATCAGGCAGTTTTACGCCCTGCAGACCAAAGAAGTCCCGTACCAGGGAAAAGCAATCGTTGACGCCGTACTGCCAGCGCCTACCGATCAGGGATTGATAGTTGACCATTCATCCTCTGGCACTGCCCAAATATGCCAAGGAACGCCAAGGCATTTGCAGGCTTTTAGATCAGCTTCACTTGCGCCACCGCCCATTGGGTGCGAATGGACTACTGCCTCAATCGTGCCAGTCAATGCAGCCCGTGCATAATCCCGTGGGTGCAAGACAAAATCCTGCTCAGGATTCTCCGCAATGTTGCGGCAGTGCAGATAGCGACCAGAGACGACCAAGCCGCAGGCTTCGGCAGGCAATAGCTCTACGGCGTGGCGCTCGAACTCACACCTGAAGTCGGGCACCAGGGAATCCTCCAAACGGCAAATTACCCTTTGCGAACCTAAGGGCGCAGCTGCTGTAACGCTTGCCGCACTGATCGTTAGCTGCCGTGGTGCTGTTGTCGTTCACGTCAAAATATCGCTTGCCTCGATAGCCGCATTCACTGCCGCGATACTTCCAAGGGCAATGCTCAAGCACCTGACGGCGGGGAAGGGCAAGGTTTAACAGGTCCAATTTGCTGGTCAGCTCAAATTCAACCAGCTCTGGATTTTCTTGGGAAACGCGGTCGATGTACCAGATCTCGTCCTCGAACTTGGCGGTTGGGTCTGCTGTCGGATTGCCACCGCTGAAGTTGACAGCATCGAGAAACTTTTTGCAGGTGCGGATCCGCGTCACCTTTGCCTGCAACGGGTTATAGAGAACCAGCAATGCGGAAATGGCGCTATTGGCGTTTGCAACACGCATTGTCGGGCGCGGCAAGGTGCCCTTAGTTGTCATCTCAAAGCCTTCAACCTCAATCGGTGTTGCGGCGTAGGTGAGGCCACCGAACACAATGTCCGCCGTCAGTTCATTCGTGCCAGCGTGATAGTAAAAAGTAGTATCAACGCCATTAACAGCGAGAGTCAGTTCCATCTGGAACAGCTCGATGATTGCCGATGGCTGAAGCTTGTAGAGCTGCTCTTGGATTGACTGAGGAACGGTCATGGCTCAAATACCTGCCGAAATGTTGCTGTAACTGTCGAGATATTTGGATTGGTTAATTCCTTGGACCACTCGGAACACACCCATATGTATTCGGTCGTATCGTCCGGCGGAGTCCACTCAAACGTTTCAACGCCAGCCCTGGCATTGAGGAAGTTTTCAAGCGTATCTGCATCAGTCTCGCTTAGGTTTTCCCACGTCATATCCCACGTTTTAGGATTTTGGTTCAGTCCAAATGTTGTACGTTGCTCATACCCTGAACCGAATCGCGCTATGCGGACATTCGGTTTACTGCTTTTAGAGATGCCGTAAGTCGGGGCAATATCAGGGAGAGTAGCCATTATGCGAGCAAGCCTCCTGGTCGTTGTTGATTGATCAGCTCAGCTCGGACAGCTGCGCCGATAGCTGCGCCCAAAGCCTTGGCCTGGCCGCCATCACCTTGAACACTACTGCCAGATGCATCAACATTAACCACAACATTCGAAACAGCAGTGCCGGATGTTGTGACTCCTAGTTTTCCGTCGGAACCTCGCTTCAGAGGAAGAATTGCCTCCGGGCCAGCTTCGCCCATCAGGCCAAAGCGACCGGTGCCGCCGTTGGCGTAAGCGAACATGGTGGGCTTGTCGACGATGCCGCCCATTGCGTAACGCTGGACGCCATGGCCGAACACGCCGCCTTTAGCAAACTGCATTCCGAGAGGCATTTTGCCAATGGGAATATCTTTGCCGACAGCCAGTGCGCCAGAGGCCCCGCCTCCAACCCCTTTAGCCGCGCCAGCACCAGGAAGCAATCCAACAATCGTGTTGAGGATTGCCATCTGGATCATCTTCGCGATGATCTGACCGGCCATGTCCAAGAAATAGTTGGAGATGTTCTTGAAGAAGCTGTACAAAGCTTCGCGAGTGGTCTGACTGCCGTCGATGACGCTGTTGAAAGAGTTACTGAAGGCTTCGCCGATTGTGTTAGCGGCTCCGCTGATCACATTCACAGGGTCAAGAAGATCAGTCAACTCCTGCTTGAGTTCAGCGATATTCGCCTTCATCTGCTGGAACGGAGTTGGGTCGATCTCCTGGCGTTTGAGATCGACCATCTCCTCGCGTTTGAATGGATCTAAATCGGGATAAGAGTCCTTGAGGCGTACGCGCTCACGCTCAATTAGAAGGCGGTTGTACTCCTCCTCGTTAATCAAGCCAAGTTGATACTTGCGATCCTGGAGTTCAGCAGTAAACGTGCGCTCTTTCTTGGCGGCCTCTTCAGCCAGCTTGTTCTGGCGTTCTGCCTCTTTGTTTTGATCCTCTCGGTACTTAAGGAGGCCTTGTTCAAACTTGCTTAGCGCCTCTCTGAGGTCGTTTTCCCGCTTGACCGGATCCTCGGTCTCAAGGGCCGCCATGTACCTATCCAGCGCAAACTCGGCGCCAAGCTTTTCAAGCTCATTATTTTTGAAGATTGCAAGACGCACTCGATCTCTAAGGCCGAGCTCCGCTTGCAACATTGGCCGCTTACCTTTACCCCCGCTGTCGCTGCCCCCTCCAGTGGGATCTGGGAAATCGCTTGGGGTGACATCGTCAAAGGCCGACTTAAATTTGGACGGATCGAGCTTAAGAACGGTTTGAAGGTCTCTATACTCCAAGCCCAGTTTTTCTGAAAACTCAGTCGCCTGCTGCGCAAGAACAGTATTAAGTACAGGTACTTGATAGGCCAAAAATTTGGATTTTTGATCCGCCGTAAAGGCTGCAAATTCTTGCTCAATTTCTAGCTTGCGTTTTAGCGCAGCTTTCTGCTCTGCTTCGACAGTTTCCCTGGACTGTCCTGCGAGAGTTGCACCAGTTCCGCCTGCTTCAAGACGAGCTCGCAGAGCTGCAATAGACCTGGCTTTCTCAATCCGGTTGATTACGTAATTAACGCCAACGGTGATTACGCCAATAGCAGCCAGACGTCTGAGGGTTGACAGCACGCCGCCAAGTTTCTGTTGAGCGACGATGCTTTCCTGGGTGGTTTTACCTAGGGCACCCTGAAGCAAAGTGAAGGTTGCCGATATAGGCCCTTGCATTGCAGTGAAGGCCTTAAGGACAAGATTGACCCCAGCAAACGCGGCGGCGAACTTAACAATGCCGGCTATCTTGTCCGTGTTGTCAAGTAGCAGCTTGAGGCCTTTGGCTACACGCTGAGCCAGAACTACGACTTGAGGAGCAATGTCCTTGATAAATTCGTTAAAGGCGTTCTGAAATGCGGCACCAACCGGACCCAACGCTTGGCCAATTTTTTCACGTAAAGCGTTGATCGTGATAGTCAAACGCGCGCCTGCTTCGGCGTTGCTATCGGAAATCTCCCGTGCTGTGTCTTGATAGGTATCGCCAAGCTTGACGATGAACTTCATCAGCTCGTCAAGGCCAACCGTGCCATCGCGCAGATTCTTCTGCAGCTCAGGCAGGGTCATCTTGTTGGCCTCAGCAAACATCGTCACTGCGCCAGGCAAGCGCTCACCCAACTGACCGCTCAGTTCTTCTGCGCTGACCTTGCCTTTCGAGAAGACCTGGACCATTGCGGTGATAGCGCTTTGGACGTCCTGCGCGCCACCACCTGTTGCCTTAATAGCGGCCGTGACGTTGCGGAACACCAGCGCCGCATCACCAACGTTGCCATTTGCGCCCTTAACCGCGGCAGTCAGGCGTGTCATGCCCTCAATCGCCGTCTGCTGAGGGACGTTGAATTGCTGTGTGACAGTGGCAGCTACAGACAATCCTTTTTCGTATTCCGCTTGCCCACCAGCGACGCCCCTCAAGGCGATCCGCATCTTTTCCAGCTGTGCTGCGTAATCAGCTGTACTGGACAGGGCCTCACGGATCATCGAGACCTGAGCACCCGCAGCTGCACCAGCAAAAGCACCAGGCACACCGCCTACAGCACCACCCAAGAGTGCGCCACCAGCGCCTTCTGGACCGCCAAAGATGCCGCCACTAAGAGCAGCGCCGGCCACCTGGGCGTAACCGCCAGCGCCCATGCGAGGTCTGGCTCTGCCACCGCCCCGCTGCAGGGCCATCATTTCGGAGACGCTCAAGGAAGGAAACAGATTGCCTGCACCCGAGCGACCTCCCCCAAGGGGGACGATTCCAGCTCTCGTCCCACCAGCGATCATCGCCCCTGTTACTGGGTCTCTGTAACCGCCGACTCCAGGAGCTAATGGCCCTTGAGTTCTGTAGTACTCCTGAATATCTGCAAGTTTCTTGGCGCGACGAATCGCGCCTTGCTCTTTACGGGCTAACTCGTCATATGCCGCAGAGGTTTGACCGAGAACTTCACTTAGCGCACGCTGTGTCGCAATCAGTTCGTTCTCAGCATTCCTCAGATCGTCGCTTCCGATCTCAAGGTGATCAATTTCAGCAGTCAGCTCGCTAATTCGCTGGCGCAGCCCCGCATATGTATCTGGAAGGCCAACCGCCATGGCTCGCGCAGGCATGGTGCGCCTTGCTGCTTCCGCCGCAGCGGCTACTTCTTGGCGCCCAGTGATAAAACCCTGGCGACGCTCGTAAGCGCGGATATTAGTAAGAAGTTCTAAGTATTCACGGCTGTCGACCGCAAGGCCGTTTAGTTCTTGACGCCTAGCCTGGATGGCACTTGCGAATTGATCTGCCCCATAGCCAGGCACCTGAAATGATCCAAGGTTATTTTTTACCTTCGTTACCGCTCCATCGAGCTGGCCAAGTTCACCATTAAGTTTTTGAATGTCGCGAGTCAGCTTGTTATACGTGCCACTGTTGATTGTGGTTTGTGCCTGTAAACCCTTAAGCGCCTGAATCTGGCCGTTGATTAACTGCGTGCTTTTGCCGCCAGCCCTTGAAAATTCAAGGACCCCACGACGGAGCTCCTGGATGCCCTTGTCTGTTACACCGACTGTCTTCTCTAGCGCCCGAAATTGCCCCTTCAGGCGCGAAAACGTCTCTTCGCCCTGAAGGCCGACCTTGATCTTTAGATCACTTACGGTCTTACTTGCCATCGGAGCCCTTCTTGCTGAGTTCGCTTAGTGCTGCGGCCTCCATGACCTGAAGGCCCTCAAGCATGTCGCGGCGGTTGTCGACATTGTAGAGGTCAAATAGGCCTCCGGAACTAAGCAGTACCTCATACTTCAAGCCCACGTAACCAGCCATGCTGGTTGTCCACTGGGTTTGCATCCGCAGGAACATCGTCACGATGTCCCAGTTGTCGTCCCAAACCTCAAAGTCGTCGCTGCTTTCTTCCTTGGGCGCCTCAGCGGGCAGGACGATACCAAGGGCGGCAGCATCGTCCTTAGTGTGATCCTCTACCCGCTTTCCACCGCTAGCCCAGTAGATCGCAGCGTCCTTTAGTTTCCCGCTTTGGCGCCCTCGAAGGTGTCGGTGTAGGCCTTGAGGACTCCGCGGATCCAGTAAGGATCGTCGCTAAGTTCCCGAACAGCCTCGATAGAAAAAGGTAGAGCCTTACCGTTCTCATCCTCGATTCCGTCCCATCCCGTAAGTACAGACTTCAGCAAGTCAAACTCGCTTTTCTCGCTGAGCTTAAGGAATTCGCTGCGGCCCAGTCGCTTGAAGACTGCGTCGAACGTAGTGGTTTCAAATGTGCCGCCGTCTGCAGGCTCTTCAATGCTTACGGGCCACTTGAAGGTTTTTACCTTTTTGCGAATGAACGCCATAAGGCCGAGTAGTAGTTCCGCTTTATCTTACAGGCACAAAAAAGGGCCGCATGAACGGCCCCGAGGTTGGTGTGATTGCCCTCAGCTTAGGTGTAGATGAGGCTGAATTCATCATTCCCACTGGTGCTGGGCACGCAGGTATACGGGATGTTGAACATTGCAATGCCGTCCTGATCGCTGTAAGACACGTCGCCGATGTCGACGCGGGTCGAAGCAAAGTCGACGATGTTGCCAGCAGCGGTGCCGTGAGTGAAGTCCAGGTTGCCCAGGCTGGTGTCACTCAGTGCAGCAGCGAAGTAGTCCTTCGATGCAATGTTGACTGCCTCGATGGTGGTCGAGCCAGTGCCGGCGCGGTCGGTCAGGAGAACTTCCTTGGTGCCACCGACGAGCTCGCGGTAGACTAAAGAGTTGCCGATGTCGAAGCTGAATGCTTGAAGCGCGCCGGCATAAGACAGGAGCGAGAAGCTGCTGGTGTTGCCGTTCTTGAAGATCAGCGGGGTTGCCTGGTTCGCGTAAGTAGCGGAAGGCAGAGCGCTGTCGTCGGGAGCGACGTACACACCGGTAAATGTGAAGTCGATCGAAGGGATTTCGCCAACGGTGGCGTTGATGCTGAATGTGCCGCGGCAGCCGGTCACCTTGTGGCGCAGACCATCAATGTTGTAGTAGATGGTGACGCTGGTGAAGCTGGAGCTTACCGGCGTGTAGGTGACGCTGGTAGACGCGACAATCTCTTCTTCCAGGCCGCAAGCCTGAAGGGCTTTGCCGTACTGGGGAGCGGTGCCGGCCGTACCAGAGCCCGTCAGCTCAACGCTGAAGCTGCACTCAACGCGAGTGTTGGCGAGGAGCTGCTCAGATGCGCCCAGGTAGGGGCGAACAAGGTCGCGGTTTACAACGTCACTCTGCTGAGGAGTGATGTTCAGATCCCTTACTAGAACGGCGTCGGCTCCGGTCGGAGTTGGATCCGTCCCGTAGCTCGACTCCGTCTCGATCAGAATCAGGCGTTTCCGCAGTAATAGGGCCATTGCTGGTTACCTCAGATGGTGTTGGGGGAAGCGTGCGCTTGATTAACTTGCGCTCGCCCGTTTCCGGGTCCAGCAGGTAACTCCCGCCTTCACCACGGTGTTCATTAGTCATGGTAAGTCGAGTGGCTTGTTAGGCCCAAGTCTAGATCTGGAGATCTATTGAGTCAGATCAGCAACCTGAGAGCGATACATCACCTCGTACTCACAAAAAACCACCCCAGCGGGTTGATCGGCCTCGAAGAAATTAAAGGTTGTTTGTGCTGGTTGCACGTCAATTGCCAGGCCACCCAATGTCAGATCAGACATCAACCTGGAATGCATACTCTCAATTACGGCGTCGGCAGTGTTGTCCGGGGTCGATCCACGGACAATGACGTTGATCCGCACACGCAGCGTCCAGTCCAGAGTCGGAAGACTTGTGTTCTGAACCGGAGTGTCCGTAAGGGGTTCGATAATGATTGCCGGCGACTCGGCCCGCGCCATCGGCTCAACGCGCGACCGATAGATGCGAGTACCCACCCCGGCAGTGCCGGCAAGTGCCGTTGCGATTGCACTGAGGATTGATTCGCGCTTGGTAGTCATGGCTTGGAATACAGCGATCCGAAAGGCCCCGGATCTGGTCTCCCATTAACTATGGCCTGCGCACGTCTGTAGATATGACAATCAGTCTTGCCGGCTGCCTCAAGAGCCTCCAAAACCTTTACCCAGTTCTCACGTGTGCGCTTATCCATTTCCGCATTATGGGCATGGATTTAGCCGTTGGCTCAATCGCAGGCCATTGAAATGGTGACGGACTCACCTGCGCCGATAGCAGTGGTGCGTGAACGGACGTAGCGGACTGGTCGATTGGCGTAGAAATGAGCGTCAACGCCCGACTGGGTGTGAGCTTTCGCTACGTCCATAGAGAACCATGTGTCGCCATCCAGGCTGCCCTCATCTACGACTGTGACGTTGCCGCCTGTTACGTCGTGGACAAAAACGAAATTGATACCGCTGACTTCAACGGCATCCGTGGCCGCAAGGGTTGTCAGCGTGCCAAGGGTCACAATGTTTTCGCGACGTGAAGCCCAGCTTCCGTAAATCTCAGGCATCAGTCCCTCATCAAGAAAATTTGAGTGATCTTGCCATCGTCCATAAGCATGGGTTCACGGACTGTGTAGGCCGTACCATCAACCGTGATGGCGTCTCCCCTTGTTATCGACGTGAAATCGGCTGTCTTGACCAAGAGCTTGTAATCCGTGGTCAAAACAACTCCGTCGGCAACGATCTCGCTTGGCATGTCCAAAATGCCAACGCCGGTATCGTCGCCCTTGGTGACACTCACGCCGAACCCGGCGGTAGAAAAGAAAACGTCTAAGTCTTCGGTGAATGCCATAGATACAGCCTACATACAAAAAGCGCCCAGACCCGAAGGCCTAGGCGCCGCGTCCTTCGCTTAAGCAGCTTAGGCGTACTTCTTGGCAGCCACAGCGTTGAGGCTGTAGGTGTGGGTAGAAGTGGAGGTGGTGGACACAGCCTTCACCCAACGCTTAGCGCTGGACTTAGGGAAGGCGATGTACTGCTTGGAAGCAGAGGTGCTCACCTGGGCAAACGCAACGGTGCCAGAGGCTTGCTCGGTGCCGTCGAGAGAGAAAATAGCGGTGATGTCGCTGTAGGTGCCGCCGGAGGTGTCGGCAGACTGGAACTTGACGTCGAGGGTGGAAGTACCACCGTTCTCAACGTCGAGGATCACGACGATGTCGCCTTCGTAGTCGTTGAGGTCAACGGCAGTGCCGTCGAGATCAGCGGTGCGGGCAGCCGTAGGCGCAAAGGCCAAGTGGCTGAGCTTGTCGAGAGTTTGGGAAAGAAGGGCCATGGCTCACTCCTTGGGGGTGGTGGAACGAGTGCGCTTGGGCTTTGCCTCCGCTTTGGGCTCGGGCTCGGACTTGGGCGCTTCGGGCTCTTCAGCCTTGCGGGCCTTGCCGAGTCCGATAAGCATTTGGGCGTCGGCCAGACTGACCTCGGCAAAGGAGCCCGCCGAAGCAGGCTCCCCCGAGATCATTACCGGCCGCAGGATTTC